CCCGCCGCGAAACGCCCTGTCGAGACATTTCATCGCGCAGTGAGTCAATTACTGCGCGCTCAAAAGCTTGAGGTTCAAAGGCTTTGACAGTCATAGAAACAAGTATGACCCAAAGACGGGCCAAGAGGAAGATGGGATTTTAGAAACCTGACCCACTTATGGGTTGACAAGACCCAGAAATGGGTCTTTAATACATCTTGTGACCCAAAGCTGGGTCAGTGAGATTGGACTAACTAGGAGGCAAGCGGTGAATCCGCTGCAAATCGAAATCAGCGCACGGCTCGACGAGTCCGGACGCTCAATTCGCGAATTCGCAGAAGCAGTAGGTATTCCTAACTCCACTCTTCAACGCAAGCTCGCAGGCAACAGTGAGTTCACACTTAAAGAGGTTGCCATGATCGGGCATGCACTCGGCTACCAAAGCCCAAGCGCTTTCATGCACGCAGCAGAACGCCGCGCAGAAGAATCTGCGCTCGCGGCTGCGCAAGGCGAGGTGGCGTGATGGGCGAGACGCGCTTAGTCATCCCAGACGGGGACGGTGTAACCGTTGTCGTCGCTAGTGTAAAAACCTCTAGCAACCTGTTGCTCATCGTGAGTGAGAGCGCGGTCAAAATTAGCCGAAATGGGGACGGAGGGGTTGACAACGAAGACCCTGTCACCTCCCGAGAGGCTCATAGCGAAAATGGAGCTGATCTCCCCACGTCTTTGAGCTTTCGTGAGCGCCCCGAGGAGCGGGATCAAATCCGCATCTTCGACGGTGAAAACATCATTTCCAAAATGCAAAACACCCATGCGTCTTCCTCTCCGGTAGGTGACGGCGATTCAGCTACGCCGCCTGGTGACTGTAGTGGGTCTCAGCCTACCGGGGAAGAGCCTAACTCCGAAGAAGCCATGCTCACTGGCGAAAACGAGGTGGCGTGATGGGCGTGAACAAGGTGATCAATACGCATGCGTCAGATCTTCGCGACGAAGTCCCCAAAATCATCGAGACTGACGGACCCGGCGGGTTCATTGAGGATTCCCTCGCCGAGTGTATCGAGCAGACGGTTCTCTGTATCGGCCTACTAGGATCCCCGGCCGCGGTGATGACACTGCCCTCCACTCTCATCCACTCCACACAGAAGCAGCTGCTCGAAGTCCAATCCGCACTCATCACACGGCTACAAGACCTCACGACCATCGCAGCCAACAGACTGACCGCACACAGCGACAACGCCAAGGGAACCTCAAAATGACCCCCAAATACGTCTCACCGCAGCAAGCCGCCGAACTGACATCGCTGTCAGTCTGGACCATCCGTCGCCGCATCGCAGACGGCCAGATCCGCAACTGCCGCCGAAGCGGTAACCGCATCCTCATCCCCATCGACCAACTCGAACGTATCGGACGTCCAATGGCGACGGCACAATCCCTGAGAGGAAGTGCAGCATGACCCTTCCAATCCCCAACTGCGAGACCGTCGACCTCGACACTCCCGACCTTGGCGACGACTACGCGATCCAAGACAAAGACAGCGGCGTCATTCTCCTGATGGCCTCACACGTAGATCTGGAGATATGAGCAATGAAACCCACACTCTCGCAATTCGGGAAGCACCTGCGCCTCTCTTTCGCGATCACGCTCCTCGCAATCGCGCTCCTCCTGTCCCTCGCGCTATGGGCACCCGACCACCAAGACGGCATCTCCCTCTGGTGGGCGCTCGCGGCCATTGCGTCGGCTGTGCAGGCGTCGCTCATGCTGCGCGCTCATTTTGCCGAGACAAATATTCGTGGAGGCCACCGATGACCCCTCAAGAAATTCTCTCGATTCTTGTCCGCGATTGGATGAAGCGTCAGAGGCTTAGCACGCGAGCCGCTGCGAAGCGTCTCGGAATGGCCGAGATGAGCTTGTGGCGTCGTGTCCACGGCCACCGACAGTGGCGTGCAGACGAGCTGCTGAGGCTCAGTGATGAGGGGATTCACGTATCTAGTGAGCTTTTCCACGCTCTCGTCGACGAGGAGGCGATCTCAGCATGAGCGAGCAGAAGAGTGTCGGAGAGTGGATGGAAGACGCGCTGTGTAGGCGTCTGGGCCTCCCGACGGACATTTTTTTCGAGGGTCCGATGTACGACCCCATTACCGCCAAGCAGGCGTGCAGGAATTGTCCGGTATGCCGCGAGTGTCTCGAGTATCAGCTCTGTTACGAGGCGCGCGGTACAGCGCAGACTGCGGGAATTTTCGGATGCCTGACAGCGGATCAGCGAGGCCCACTGCGTAAAAAGCTTCGGGAAGCAATGAAAGAGACAAGGAAAGGGAAGCTCTCATGAGCCGCGGAAAAGTTTACATCTCAGGACATATCACAGGGATCGATTTCGGGAATCGCTTCGCTTTTTCGTGCGCGCGCAACGCGCTGGAGCTATGCGGGTACGAGGTCGTTGATCCGAGCGAAGTGCAGCTCGACGACGAAGCGACGTGGGCTGATTACATGCGCGCAGATCTGAAGCTACTTCTCGACTGCGACTTTATCTACATGCTTGACGGCTGGGAAGACTCCAAGGGAGCGCGTCTTGAGCGCGAGCTCGCAGAAAATCTCGGGATCGAGGAGATCGACCTCGACCAAGAGTACGAGCGTGCCGAGCAGCGAGCTGGCGAAGACATCGACATCGACGAATATTACGACCTACAGATCACGATGGGATTCGCCGATGTCGCGAAGCGCCTCGCAATGGCGATCTCTCGTCTTGAGGAGGGGGAAGCCCGGTGAGCGGAGAAACTGCCATCACGATCGTCGGTAATTTGACCGCTGATCCGGAGCTGCGTTGGACGCAGAGCGGAAGCCCGGTAGCTTCGTTCACGATCGCCTCTACACCTCGGTCTTTTGATCGTCAGTCGGGCGAGTGGAAGGACGGGGAGACCCTGTTCATGCGCTGCACAGCTTGGCGCGAAATGGCTGAAAACATCGCCGAGACACTCCGCAAAGGCTCTCGCGCTATGGTCCGTGGTCGGCTCGTGCAGCGCTCTTTCGAGACCCGTGAGGGGGATCGGCGCACTGTCGTCGAGCTTCAAGCCGACGAAGTCGCAGCATCTCTACGTCACGCGCGGGCGCAGGTGACGCGCACCGGAGGCCAAGGCCAGCAGGGCCAGTCTTCCGCGGCCTCTGGCTTCGCTCCCGCGTCTGTGGAGCAGGAATCGTCTACCGGCTCGGATCCGTGGGCGGAAGCAATGCTGCCCTCCGATCCTCCCTTCTAAGCGCGAAGGAGCGCCGAAAAATGATCGAGACCCTTTACCTCGTCATCCCTAAAACGCAGTGGATTACCGCGAATCTGCGTCTTCATCCGATGGCTCGCGCTAAGCGCGTGCGCGCTCTGCGCAAGCGCACGGCGATCGAGGCACGCAAGGACGCGCTCTTCTCTTTCGACGGGAAAGTACGCATCACAGCGAAGATCTACGCGCGATCCGCGCGCCGATTCGACCCGAATAATGCCGCTGACACGACGAAAGCGATGGTCGACGGCCTACGTGACGCAGGCGTGCTCATCGACGACGATCACACTCACGTAATCGGCCCGGATCACAGGTGGGCGGGAGTCGATCGGGATCTCCCTGTCGGCGCTCACGCGGTCGAGCTGATTATCACCGAGGCAGGCAGCGATGACTAGGAATGTCGAGCGGACCTGCCCGGAGTGTGGAGAGAAAGTCGCTGCAGGGATTGTCCGGCATCCCAAGTGCTTTCAAGACGCACTGGAGAAGCGTCTCGGGCCTGTGCCCAAAGCGAAGCTCGTGCCAGGGCGCATGTACCTACTGAACGGGGGACGGAGGTGAGGCAGGTGGAAGTCAAGCGTGATCCCCGCGCTCCCAAGATTTGTGAATCGTGTGGGGGCGTGATCAATCCGATCACAGGCGAGTGCAGATGCAGCGACTGAATCGACAGATAAAGAAAAGGAAGGAGGGATAAAGATGGCATGGGTCCGAGTCGGCGATGACGCTTTCACTCATCCGCGTCTTATGAGCGTGTATGAAGTCGAGGAAGCTAAGTCGATCCCGCTCCATGAAGTCTTTGGCTTCCTCCTTTCTCTCGCTGCGTATTCCGCGAAGCACCTGACTGACGGAATCATCGAGCGCGGAGCTGTCTATACGGTCGGGTCTCCCGATCGCGTCGCCAAGCTCCTCGATGTATGCCTGCGAGCAGGGCTAATCCAGTGGGTCGAGGTGAAGGGCAAGCGGAAGCTCCAGCTTTTCACTGATGAGGAATTCATCCATATCCGCAGCCGTGAGGAGGTCATGGCTCAGCGTGCTCGCTCTCGAGAAAATCGCGATCCGCGTCTCAAGAGCGCAGTGCTCCACCGCGACGGCGACGCTTGCCGCTATTGCGGGAAAATCGTGCGCTGGACAGGTCCGATCGGCTACAACGTCGGCACGCTTGACCATGTCGACCCGGACTCTGTTGGTTCCGTATCTGTTGATGGTCTCCTCGTTGCTTGTCATCACTGCAATAGCAGTAGGCAGGCCGCGCGGGAAGACTTCGATGCCCAGAATCCACCTATGCCCGTCCCGGCTACGCCTTATTACAGCCAGTGGACAGCGGACTTCCTCAACCGCAATGGCTACACAGTGCGTCCCTCTGCTGAACCGCCGACGCCGATCTCCTCAGACACGCAGACGACCTGCGTAGTCCCGGGAGAAGCGTCGAGTGTCGATCGCAGGGACGCAGCAGAGCCTGCGCGCGCTGAATCGAGGGTAGATCTCGGCGGGACAGGCCATCCCGCGTCCGGCGATCCTCTCGATGAAGCGACGCAAGCCCAAGCTGACGCTCGGGGGATTGATCTCGGCGGGACAGGCCATCCCGCGTCCGGCGATCTCCCCCGAGCCAGCAAGCCGGAGGCTGAGGAGTCCGAACCTAGTCCGAACCTAGTCCGAACTAAGTCCGAACCCGTATTCGCCGCAGAAGGGTCTCAAGGAGGACTCTCTCGGGTCGGGTCGGGTCGGACAGGGAAGAGACCGGATAGGGCAGGAACCGGGCAGGAACCGGGCAGGAACCGGGACGGGGAAGCCCAACCTTCCCCACAGCGCAAACCAAGACGGAAGAGACGCAGTAAGAGGAGTGACCTCTAATGAATGGATTCTGCCCAATTACGGGAGAACCCTTGCAGCCAGGGCAGACGGTTAGCAGGGGAGCTGTACGGAAATTCCACACCTACATCAAGACCCTTCCTTCCCTCATGGCTGACGTGGATTATGCGATCGCAGCAGCGCGAGGAGAAGGCGGATGCACGCAGCCATGCATGCCCAAGGCTCCGATTAATCTCGTTCTTCTTGACGAAGCCCAAGAGATGAGCGACGCGGTCAATACATGGGCAACCGAGTGGATGACGCACCTATCAGGTGAGGCTCCTCGGATCTTCGTCGCAGGGGATTGGATCTTCATCGCGAGGATCTTCTCCTGCCAAGAGGGGAAGCTTTCTCGCTGGGAAGACGCTCCTGCTTGCATCGACGAAATCATCTACGTCCTCGATCGCCTCGAGTATCTGATCTCGAAGCCATCACCGACAGAGAAGATCATGATCCGATGCGGTGCATGCCAGCTCTTCTACTCCGTACCGGCATCGAAGCTCTCGAGCCGATGCCCATCCTGCGGGACGCAGGTCGACACAGAGGAAGGTCGCGATCGCTGCCTCGAGGCCCTCTACGACGTGCCAGTGTCTCTCGGCGAGGCAGTGCTCGCGTGCCGCTTGTACGGAGTCTTCCTAAAAATCGAGACCGTCCGGTCGTGGGTAAAACGAGGCCACCTGACCTCGACTGCGGAGACTCCGACCGGCAAAGACCTGTTTACTCCGCGTTCGGTTGTTGAAGCTTCTTTGGAGAGGGGGCACTGATGGTGCGGGGCTTATTTGTTGAGGCGTTTGAGATCAGGCTTCGTGATCAGGCCGGTCAGGAATTGGTTTGGGTGATGTGTGACCCGCTTCGGTTTGTGAGGAATCCAGAGGACGCGCTCCGAGCTGCTCAGGTGTTTATGGACACGCTGCGGAGCGACGCGCGTGCTTTGGGTATCCCGGTTGATTCGGGGTTTAAGAATGTCAAGAAAGTAGGGAAGACATGGTAGACGCGATGGCTTGGGCTGAGCTGAGGGAGTCGCTTCGCGAGGCTTTGGATGCTTTGGAAAACGCGAAGGAGCTGATTCCGTGGGAGGATGCGCACCTTTGCCCGGAGCGCGTGTCGCTGCGTTTGCGCAGCGCGTCTGTGCAAGTGAGCGAGGCTTACGTGCTTGTCGGCGATGTTCTTGAGGGAGGCGATGCAGCATGATTCCGGTTGTTGATTTGTTTGCTGGCGCTGGCGGTTTGAGTGAGGGCTTTGCGTCTTTGGTCGATGCCGATGGCCTGCCGGTGTTTCAGCCGGTGATGTCGGTGGAGAAGGATCCGGATGCTTGCGAGACTTTGCGTCTTCGGGCGTTCCTCAGCCGAATCGCAGCCGCGGAGCCAGGGCTACCGTGGGAGTATGAGCAGTTTTTACGCGATCGCGATCCGCGAGCGCTGGAGTGTTTGAAGAAACGCTTCCCGATTGCGTGGACTGGTGCTCGCTGTGAGGTTGTCGAAGCGGAGCTGGGGGATGCTGATCCGGTGTTGATTGAGATGGCTCGGATGCGGGTCGAGGCCGCATCCCCGTCTGGGATGTGGGTTTTAGCTGGAGGGCCTCCCTGTCAGGCCTATTCGACGGCTGGCAGGTCTCGGCGGAAGCATGATCCGTCGTTTGCGGGGGATCCTCGGCTTCGGTTGTATCAGTCGTTTATGAAGTTTGTGCAGATGCTTCGGCCTCCTGTTGTGGTCTTTGAGAATGTCGTGGGGATCTTGTCGGCGAAGGTTGATGGGGAGTCTGTGTTTGCGCAGATTGTCCGCGATTTCATGTGGGCTGGTTATAGCGTTCGTTCGGTTGTTGATCCGTGCCCGGCGACGTCGCGCGATTACATTGTCGAGTCGGAAAAGTTTGGGATTCCGCAGGCCCGGCATCGTGTGATTCTGCTGGCTGTCCGGCGTGGTCGGGGATTGCATACTGGGGTCTTGCGTGAGCGTGCGGCATCGTCGGTGCGTGATGCTTTGGTTGGTTTGCCGAAGCTCCACGGGGTTGTCAGTTATCCGCAGGGGACGTGTCTTCCGCGTTTCGAGGAGTGGAAGAAGCTTGCGCCTGAGCCGATCGCCAAGATTGTCCGGGACGCGATGATCGCTCCGTATGCGATCTTGTCTGAGGCTAACGAGATTTGCCGCGGCCAGGGCAAGCTCTCCGGATGGTATCGCGGGAAGCTCGACGGCTCGAAGGCCCTTGAGGGGCACGCGGCTCGTACAGTGCGCACGGTAGATATAGAGAGGTATATGTTTGCCGCGGCTTTCGCGCAGGTGAAGGGAAGGTCTCCTCGGCTCGAGGAAATGCCTCGGTGCCTGTGGCCGAAGCACGCGAACCTCGACGATGTAGACGCGGATTCGAGGCCAGCTTTCAACGACCGCTTTTACGTGCAGGCATGGGGGAAGCCATCATCGACCGTGACGGCACACATTGCGAAGAGTGGGCATCATTTCATTCATCCGGATCCTCGGCAGAGGAGGAGCTTGACGCTTCGTGAGGCCGCGCGCCTCCAGACCTTCCCTGATGATTTCGTCTTCATGGGTACAAAGACTGCTCAGTTTCGGCAGATCGGGAATGCTGTGCCTCCGCTGCTTGCACAGCAGGTCGCGCAGGTCGTCGCCAAGACCCTCGGCGTTGACGCCTTCGGCTACTTCGATAGCACCGAAGACGAAGACGATGAGGAGGACGCGCCTGCGCCGAAGCTCGTGGGCGTGGACATGTTCCTCGACGCAATATACGAGTTCGCAGACGGCATCAACGGCATGTGCGTTAAAGTGGCCGAAGGCCTTGACAAACTGGGTGCACCGCGCTAGTTTGATATCGTAGCGTTACAGCTGTAGGAAAGCCTGTCTCGAGAGAAAACGAGGCAGGCTTTTCTCATACCCTCCGGGGCCTCCCGCTTAGGTGGGGGGTGGTCTTTTTGGGTAGGGGTATCCACATATACCCCGGGGGGTGACGCTACGTTCTACGCCCGCCGGTGCGCGGGCTCGCAAAACGAACTATCGAAGCCGCAGCCTTCCGACAGACGACGGGAGGGCCTTCAATGTCACGCACCGGGACAGCACAGTACTTCCACTGGCGGAAGCGAGTCCTCACCGAGGCGAAGAACCGCGGCGTGACGCACTGCCCTTTCTGCCACTGCCTTCTCGATTACGAACACACGCGGCTTCCAAATTCCGCAGAGCCGGATCACATTCTCCCAGTTCGCTGGGGCGGCAAGAACACTCTCGATAATGGCCGCGTGATCTGTCGCCGATGCAACCAGTCGCGCGGATCCAACGTCGCGCCGAAGCTTTCCGAGCCGCGACGATCGTCGGTTGATGTCGATTGGTAATCAATTTCGAGCCTTTTTAGGGCTTTTCGCTAAAAACGCGCTTGTTGGAAACGTTGCAATTCCGCGGTTTTGGGGGCACCACCCCCTCCCCCCACTCTGGACTCGCCCCCACGAGGTATAGCGGGATACCCCCCCGTTATTTTGGGCCTTGACCTCGAAAACAGGTCGTAGGGCCTGAACGGTCGATACGCGATCGCGTGGGGCTTCTATGGGGTATCTGATAGTAGCGCTCGCGGGCTTTTGGCTTAAATACAGGGATTTGGGGGTGTTTTGGGTTGGCGAAGAAGAAAAAGACAGAAGACTCGAAGCCCGCTTTCGATCCTCAAGAAGCGCGCCTCCGTCTCCTCGAAACCACGCTCACCTCGATTGAATATGCCAACGCTGGGCAGCGCGCGTCGCTCGTGCGCGAAGCCAGGGCACTGATCACCGACATTGCTGGCGTGCAGAAACCACAGGCAGGGGCAGAAACGGTAGCGGAGGAGGGGAGCGCTGTTGTCAATTTCCAAGAACGATTGGCGAAACAGCGATCAGGCTCCGCGGCTCCGCGTCGCCGCCGATCGTCGGGCTAAAAGCTTCGGGCAACTCGCGGGGGACTTTGCCTCGCAATTCGGTTTGACTCCTGATGCTTGGCAGGATCTCGTCCTAGAGGACTGGCTCGCAGCCAATGGCCGCGACGAATGGAAGCATCCGATCGCAGGGCTTTCCCTCTCTCGTCAAAACGGCAAGAATGCTTTGCTCGAGATGCGCGAGCTTTTCGGCCTCGTCCTCCTCGGCGAAAACATCCTCCACTCGGCACACGAAGTCAAGACCGCACAAGCTCATTACCGGCGTTTCAAGGAATTTTTCGGCGTCAAAGCCAACGACGAAAACGCCCGATATCCAGAGCTAAACGCAATGGTCGAGCAGGTCCGCAACGTCAACGGACAAGAGGCCATCATCCTCAAGAACGATCCGGAGAAAGGCTGGCACGGAGGCTCGCTGCGAGTCGTCGCACGATCGAAATCTTCGGGCCGTGGTTTTACCGCTGACCTCATCGTCCTTGATGAAGCTCAGGAACTAACTGAGGATGCTCTTGAAGCCCTCATGTCGACAGGCTCTGCCGGTCACCTCGGAAATTCACAGGTCATCTACACAGGGACTGTCCCCGGGCCTAATGCTAACGGGGCGATTTTCGCCCGCATCCGCGATCAAGCTTTATCGGATCATCCGGGCGCCATGTGCTGGCATGAGTGGAGTCCCGATCCTGATGCTCCGGTGAATCTTGATGATGTAGAGCTGTGGAAGGCGACGAATCCGGGCTTCGTCGCAGGGCGAATCAAAAAAGCCTTTATCGAGCTAGAGCGGCAGACGCTCTCTGACGAGGGCTTTGCTCGCGAACGCCTCGGAATGTGGCCTGCGCACGCTGGCGCTTCCCGGGCGATCGACCCGACGACATGGACAGCGTCCACAGCCGACGCGCCAGCCGACGGCATCCGCAGTTTCGCTGTTGCTTTCAGCGCAGACGGTAAACGCCAGGCCCTCGCAGGAGCCTTGAAGACCGGCAAGGGCTTGGATACGAAATTCCACATCAACGTCATCGATACGTTCACCGGGGCGACCGATGACGGAGTTTCGGCTGTGGCTTCGTGGCTCGCCGAGCGTAAAGACCGGGCAGCGCAGATCAATATCGTCGGCGGCTCCGGCGCGCTCGCGCTCGCGGATGCTCTCGAAGCTCGAGGCGTCTCCAAACGCCTCGTCCACATCATGACCACTAAGGAATATTTCCAGTCGTGCTCGCTGCTCTTTGAGGGCTTGCGGGATGGGCGGATCACTCATCCGGAGGGCGACCCAGAAGACGCGCTCAACAGCTCAGTGGCTGTCTGCGATAAGAAGATTCGTTCGCGCGATGGCTCGTGGGGCTGGGAAGCATCGACCCCAGACGGAGACGACACACCTCTCGAGGCCGCGTCCGCAGCCGTCCTAGCAGCGAAAACAACGAAACGTCGACCCGGTAAGAAAGCGAGGGCACTTTGACCGCGAAGAAATTCATGATCGCGACTCCCGTCGCTTTCCAACCCCCCAACGTACTAGGTCTCACCGGCCCAGAGCTTGAAGCCCTCGGCCAGCTCATCGAGCTATGGCGAGTCAAGCAACCGCGAAACCGACTGCGACAGGCATACCTTGACGGGATCGTCCGGCCCGACAACCTCAACATCTCAGTCCCTGACGACATGGTCGACCAGCTCGGGGCCGTCATCGGTTGGCCTCGGAAAGTTGTCTTCGGACTGTCAGACCTCCTCATCTGGGACGGAGTAACCGCAGCCGGGGGCGAGGAGAATCCTTTCGGCATCAACGACCTACTCGCGGAGACGAGCTTCGATCTCGAAATCGCGCAGACGATTCCATCGAGCCTCACGCACAGCGTCGCTTTCCTCACGCTACGCCAGGGCGTAGGCCCGGGCGAACCTCCCGTGATCATTCAGGGCCACTCGGCAGACTGGGCGACGGGCCTCTGGGACCGGGTCCGGCGACGCCTCTCCTACGGTCTGACGATCGATGACGTCGATGACGCGGGCCGACCGACACGGATGACCCTTTATACGGTTGATTCGACCTACGTCCTCATGCCGCGCACCGATGCTAATTGGGAGATCGTGCATGCCGAGCTTCACGGCCTCGGCGCGCCCATGATGGAAGCTCTGCCTTTCGAGCCGTCCCTCGATCGGCCTCTTGGGCGCTCGCGGATTTCCCGAGACGTTATGAGTATTACCCAGCGGGCGATGCGAACGGTCCTGCGTGAGGAGCTTGCGACGGAGCTTTTCACAGCTCCGGGAATCCTCCTCTCCGGAGTCGACTCCGACCTGATCGATGATCTGCGATCGTGGGACTGGAAGCTGGGCACGGTCAAGACCATTTCTAATGGTGAGGAGCCGGAAGGCCCGAAGGTCACTGTGCTTCCTCAGCAGTCGTCTCAGCCTTTCACCGAGCAAATGCGCGCCTTGGCAACCGAACTCGCAGGGGTCTCCTGCCTGCCAGTCTCCTCTCTCGGCGTCGTGCAGGATAATCCCTCCTCAGCGGAAGCCTTGTACGCGGCCAAAGAAGAGCTAGTCATCAAAGCCAAAAACGCACAGCGCGTCTACGACGGAGCACTCAGCCGTATTTATATGCACGCGGTCATGCTTCGGGACGGCTTAGATGAGGTGCCCGATGGTATCCGGACGTTGGCGACGCGCTGGGGCGATCCGGCTCATCCGTCGATCGTCTCCCAGTCCGACGCGATTGTGAAGCAAGTGGCCGCGATGCCCTGGCTCGCGTCGTCCCCGGTAATCCTCGAGGAGCTGGGATACAGCTCATCTCAAATCGCGCGCCTCATGTCGGACAAGCGCCGAGCCGAGGCCTCGGGGCTGCTAGAGCGCCTGCAGTCCTCGCGGCCTGCACAAGCGAGCGATGCGCCCGCTCCTGCGGTCGAGGCTCCTGCTCCCGTCTCGGGAGGACTGACAACCGAGCAAGCTAAATCAGCCTTCGACGCTCTCGGCGTCGCTGTGCGTGCAGGCGTCGATCCGAATTCGGCTCTTGAGGTCCTTGGGATCCCCGGCGTGAAGCTTACCGGCGCAGTGCCTGTCTCGCTTCGTCTTCCCGAGGCGGACACGAAGATGCTGGAAGAAAAGTAGAAAAATTTTAGGGGTGGTGGCGGGTGGATATCGGGGATGTGAAAAAGCTGGCCGCTGCCAATCGTGAGGCTGCTAGGATCGCGTCCGATCGTGTGGGGCAGCTTTGGGAAAGTCTGGAGGCTCTCGATACAGATACTCTCGGCGAGACACTGCGAGAGCTTTATCCCCGTCTTGTCGAAGAACATGCGGAAATGGCTGCCTCGGCTGCTGTCGAGTGGTATGAGGACGCGCGTACGGCAGCTGGCATCACCGCGCAGTATTCTCCGGAGATCCCCGCGAACCTCATTGACTATCCCAAGACGACGCGCGTAATCGAAGAGGCGATCGCGGCGATCGACCAGCGAGGCCGAGCGATAGCGGCGAAGATCCTCCAGCAACGCGCTAAGCAGCTCGTAACTAGCGCGGGTCGGGAGACAGGGGCTTCGCTTGCCCGTCGTGATCCATCTGAACCGCGATACGCTCGTGTGCCGACAGGTGCGACGACGTGCGCGTGGTGCATCATGTGGGCAGGCCGAGGATTCATCTACAAGAACGAGGAAACGGCACGATTTACACGGTCGCACAGCGATTGCGACTGCCAGATCGTGCCATCGTGGTCGAGCAACCCGCTGATTCGAGGATATAACCCGAGCGGCTACGAGGCGATGTACAAGGCTGCTAAAGAAGACCTCCTTTTGGAGGGTGCTCTTGGCGATGAAAAAAGCATCGCTGCGCGTATACGCATGCTCTTCGCGAAAGAAGCCAGCGACGGGCATCCTGTCCCTAACGCTTCTAGAGATGGAACTCTCCAACGGCATACTCTAGAAGCAGACCGTAAGAGCGCAATAGCAGCGCTTCAACGGAAACCGAAAGACAGGGAAAAGCGGCTCATCCCTCCGCGCGCTATGACCCAAGCACCGCAAGAGTGGCCGGAAGACTTACCTGAAATTCGGGCAATGACCTTGCGTCACATCCTTTATGGCACAAAGGGCGGCGGAGGGCACTTGCACGGATACGGGTGGAGGTTTGACGGAAGCGAATTCCCCAAGTCGTGGGACGAAACGCATATCCTGCAAGCGGCTGGAGAGCTGCTGCGATCGGGAATAACACCAACCGGGCCGAAGGGCGCCAAACTCGTAGGAGAGCACGACGGAATCAAGATCGCAGTCGTCTACTCCTACGACGGAGTTAAGCGCGGCAAAATTAAGAGTATCTATCCAATCAGAGCGACTAGATAGGGTATGCTTCGTCTATGGAATCGCGTGACACCCCAACAAAGTTTGTCCTCGACGTGGTCGCGCTTTTGGAAGCGTTAGACGACCGCGAATATATTCCTGTCTTCTTAGAGATGCTCGAATACGACGGCCCGGACGTAGAGGGCGCAGTCGCTGCGCTTGTCGAGCACAAGCGAGTTAATCAAGATTGGATTGACCGTCTCGCTGCTTTTAATGACGAGTATGCCGGAGCTTTTGAGCTTGAACTCGAAGAACTCCGCGCGGGCTTTGCAGCTCAAAATGCCGCTGCTGCTGCATAGCTAACTGAACCAACCCTATAAACCCCACCGCGACTTGCGAGTGGGGTTTTCTCATGCCACCCGCACCTGCATAGGAGCGGGTTTTCTTATACCCATCCGCATGGAAGGAAACAAAATGTTCGTAGGAACCACAGCCCAAGGGCCTGCTGATGAAAAGACTGTCGAAGCTGCGCAGGCAGCTGCCGACGCTACTGAATCCACGCAGGCTACCGACTCTCAGGAAGCCGCGAAGCCGGAGGCCGAGGCCAAGGCAGAAGCACCGGCAGAAGGCGCCGAAGCTCCCGAAGACTGGAAGTCACACGCTCGCCAGTGGGAGCGCCGAGCAAAGGCAGACCGGAAGCAGGTCGAAGCTTTGACCGACGCGATCAACGGCAAGGATGTAACGATCGAAGATCTACGCACTCAAGTCGCAGATCTCCAGCGCTCTGCCGAGCGCGCCGAGAAGATCGCAGCCGCCGCGTCAGAGTATGGCGTCCCGGCGGATCTGATCCGCGGAGATACGGACGAGGAGATCGCTGAATACGCGAAGCGCCTCGCCGAGTGGCGCGGCGAAACTGCCGCGCCTGTGGTTCCGAAGCTTTCAGACTCCGGCGCAGGAAGCTTCCCTGCACGCCCGGCGAATCTATCGATCGACGATCAGATCCTTGCCGCGCAGAAAGCCGGAGATTTCAAGGAATCGTCCCGCTTGAAGGCGATCAAGCTCGCCCAGCTCGGACGCTCCTAACCATCCCATCAACACATTCTCTCTTCTTTAAGGAGTCCTTTCATGGCAACCATTTCTGAAATGGCAACGACCTACAATTGTCCGAATTATGTCGGGGAGCTTTTTAGCGCTTCTCCCGAGGACACGCCGCTGCTCTCCGCGATCGGTGGTCTCACCGGCGGCGAATCCGTCGGATCCACCGTTTTCACGTGGGAAGGCTACGATCTGCGCGATGCTGACGCTACTCGTCAGCGCACCGAAGGCGCCGACGCGACCGCACTCGAAGCACGCGCGCGCTTCTCAGCCTCCAACGTCCTCGAAATCCATCAGGAAGCCGTCGCAGTCTCCTACACCAAGCTCGGGGCAACCCGTCAGGTCGGATCCGGCGCCGGAGCAACTCAGGTGACCGCAGGCACCATGCCTGCCGATGAGCTGGCATGGCAGGTCGAGCAAAAGCTGAAGGAAATCGCTCGAGACATCGAGAAGTCGTTCCTGACCGGTGTCTTCGCTCAGCCCACCACCAACGCCACGCCTCGCAAGACTCGCGGCCTGATCTCAGCGATCACCACCAATACCGCGACGTCCACTCACAAGGCCTCGCAGCTCACCGAGGACGAGATCCTCGACCTCATGCAGAAGGTCTGGGCCGCGGGCGGCATCCAAGAGTCCGAGACCCGAACGATCATCGTCAACGCGACCCTCAAGCGCGCGCTGTCTCGAATCTTCATCAAGGACGCGAATTTCCGTCAGTCCGATCGCACCGTGGGTGGCGTCAACCTGCAGACCATCGAGACGGATTTCGGCGCATGCAACATCATGCTCAACCGGTACATGCCTCTTGACAAGCTCGTCGTCGCCTCGCTCGAGCAGCTGAAGCCCGCTTTCCTCGAGGTCCCCGGCAAGGGCCACGTTTTCGCGGAGCCTCTGGCAAAGACCGGCTCTGCCGACAAGGTCCAGCTGTACTGCGAGACCGGATTGATCTACGGCAACGAGAAGGCGCATGGCGTCTTGACCATCGCCCAGGGCTGAGAAAGGAACTCATCACATGGCTAAGAAGCAGACTCCAATGACAATGCTCACTTGCGCGGATTATCCCGAGCTTCTCGTCACCTATCCGCGTGTGGAATTCTACGGCGGGTACGCCGAGACCGATGAGGAAACTGCCCAGATCATCATCGACGAACTGGGCGATCTGTACGGGATCGTGCGGACGCCTGTCGTCCCCGCTGAGGAGACTCCGGCTGAGGTTGTCGAAGGCTAGTAGAAAGGAGAGGGAGGCAGATGCCAAGCCCTGATAACCAAGCGGAGGTATTTGCCTCCCTCACTGACTACGAGGCCATGTACGGGCAGGTGCCTGCGTCTGATCGGCAGACGATCACCGCGCAGCTCCAGCGAGCTTCGCGGATCATCCGAGACGAGCTGGCATACGCGGGGATCGACGTCTACGCCGAGCGCGCTGCTGGGAAAATCCGCGCAGACACGCTCACGGACGTCGTCTGCGACATGGTGAATTACTCGGCGCGTCAGCAGGCAGGAGGCGTCCTCCCCGGAGTCACGCAGGCAACCATGACCGGCGGGCCATACTCGCAGTCTTACACGCTCTCCAGCCCAGCTGGAAGCTTGTCTTTCACGCGGCTCCATCGAAAACGACTCGGAATCCACTCGAGTCGCTTCGTATCCGTCGACACGATCGGTGGGAAGCGATGATCCATGGCGAGAAAGTAACGGTATACAAGCCGGTCGAAGGGGAAGCGGATTCCTATGGAGTGCCGCGCACTGATTGGCGGTTCAAAGGCACCGTCGAGAATGTCTTGGTCGCTCCGGCTGGCACAGCGGATCTCGAGCCGGGGATGCATCCCGATGGAGATTCGACGCTCTTGGCTCTTCATTTCCCGAAGGCTTTCACCGAATCTCTCCGTGGCATGCGAATCGTCGTGCGCGGAAAGACGTGGCAAGTTATCGGCGATCCGCAGGCCTATTCCGATCAGAACGTCCCGGGCGAGTGGAATCGCCCGGTGACTGTTCGTCTCGTAGAGGGGTGAGGGCTGTGGGTAATCAGGTGAAGATCGAGCTGAATAACGCGGCTCTGCGTGAGCTCGCGACTCCCGCAGTCGTCCGCGCAGGCGAGGCGATCGCCCGGGCTGCAGGCCCGGGCTTCGTTTTCGACCTCAAGCAAGGCAAGCGGCGTCCGCACGGCGTCGTCAAAGCCAAGACTTTCGAGGCGCGACGGCGAAACCGCAAAGAGAACACTCTCTTGAAGGCTGTCGGGGCAGGGAGGCTGTAATGGATTCAACTGCTCTCCTGCGGGAGGCGCTGAGCAGCTATCTCTACCCGGTGCGGGCTTTCGCGCAGGTTCCGACCTTACGGCCTGACAAATTCGTGACAGTCGAGCGTACAGGCGGGAAAATCGACGCTTTTTCGGACTCGCCGACTTTCGCTGTGCAGGCGTGGGCGCCGACGAAGGCTGAGGCTGCGGCTCTCGCCGAGCAGGTCGCTCTCGCGATCGATAGCTGGCCGGCGATCGCTCCAGAGGTCGCCGACGCGACTGTCGAGTCTATGTACGATTTCGCGGATCCCGACAGTCAAAGCCAGCGATTTCAGCTCACTGTCCACGCGAGTCTTTTCAATACGGCTCAGCCCCAGTCGTCGGCAGGGCCACCACCTCCGGAGGAATGGGATCACCTCTGATCCCCATCTCTCTCACACAGTTTTTCCCCTTTTAGAAAGGAAACCATCACATGGCACAGTCAACCCCGAGCCTCGTTACAACTGCTAAGCCTCAGAAGGGAGGCGCGGTCTCGTCCGCGCCTCTTGGCACCGCGATCCCCGCTGACGCTGCAGCAACGCTGAACACTGCTTTCGTCAAGCTCGGATACGTCTCCGAAGACGGCATGGCAAACGAAGAAGAACGCGACTCCGAGGACATCAAGGAATGGGGCGGAGACACCGTCGCAACCGTCAACACGGGCCGTAAGGAAACCTTCCAGCTGACATTCATCCAGTCGCTCGACCCCGACGTCCTCAAGGAAGTCTACGGGCAGGACAACGTCAAGGTGACCTCGGGCAACAAGCTCATCACGGTCGACCACAACGCCAAGGACATGCCACACCGCGTTTTCATCTTCGAGATGATCATGGCCGGTGGCTACGTCAAGCGCATCGTTGTCCCCAACGGCCAAGTGACGAAGATCGGTGGCACCGTCTACAAGGCCGGCGAGCCTGTCGGATACGAGACGACCATCACAGCTTTTCCCTCGTCTGTGATCGACGGCTCCACCGCGCGCGAGTACATCGCGGCGGTTTCCGGCGGCGTTCTGCCTGTCTGATCCAGCATCACACCATTTTCTGATTAATCCCCCGCACAGAAAGACAGACACACATGGCAATTCACACCATTAAGGGCGTCAAGCTCAATCTCAAGCCGGAGCAATTCGACGACATGGAGCTGCTCGAGCAGCTCGGCGAGATCCAAGACGGAAATCCTCTCGTTTTCCCGAAGGTCATGCTCCGGCTCGCTGGAGGCTCCAAGAAGAAACGCGACGAGATTTATGACGCTCTGCGAGATAAAGACGGACGAGTCTCGGTCGAGGCTGCATCTGAATTCTTCATGAAGGCGATGCAGGCCGCTGCCCCAAAATCGCAGTCTTCGCAGGACTAGTCCTCAACTATCCCGACGAGCTGGAAGCGGACTTCATCCGTTACTTCCAGAAGTCTTGGAGGGCTTTCGACTATGAGACTGCGGTCAGGCTGGCGAACGTTATCGCTCGCCAGCCTGAATCGTGGGCACACCGAGCTGCCAATCCAGATTGGGAGTGGGGTGTCTCAGAGCACCTCGAAGCTCATCAGGCAGATGTGCTGATGAGGCTTCTTTGGTCGAAGACCAAGGACGCGGCCAAGGGGCGGAATGCTCCGAAGCCGATTCCGCGCCCGCACGTCGGCGAGCGCAAGGCATCTGAGGACGTCGAGGAGGTCTCTCCGGAGGCCATCGACGCCTATCTGTCTCTCCCACGCACCGCGATCGATATGGAAGAGACAACCGTGAAAGTCTAAATACAGAGAGGGTGGATCCCAGTGGCAGAAGCCGGAGCAGACCTCGGAAGCGCATGGCTCAATGTTGTCCCATCTTTTAATGGGATGAAGCGCGAAATCGCCAAAGAGCTAGGCGGCGTGGATGTCACTGGATCCACCTCCTCGTGGGGCTCGCGACTAGGCGAGTCCCTCACTCGCGGAGTCGGCGGCGCGCTAGAGACGATCGGCAAGATCGGTCTCGGAGCTGCCTCGGCAGCTGTCGGAGGTCTCGGCGCAGCCCTCGGCGCGTACATCCCAGAGGCCATCAAGGCTTCGGACGCCACCGATAAATTCCAAAATACCTTGAAATTTGCCGGGGTCGACCCGGGCAAAATCAAGGATCTCACGGACGCGGCCCAGACCTACGCAGACAAGACCATCTACGACCTGCAAGACATCCAGTCGACGACCGCGAAGCTAGCCGCGAACGGCGTCAAGGGCTTCGATAAATTGGCCGAGGCTGCGGGCAACCTCACTGCGGCTGCAGGCGGCGGCAAGAATGAATTCGCGGCCTTCGGTTACGCGATGGTTCAGGTCAATGCCGCTGGTCGCTTGATGACTCAGGACTGGAACCAAATCGCGAACGCGATCCCGGGCGGCGCGGGCAAAATCATGCAGGCCCTCAAAGATATGGGTGCATATACGGGAGATTTCCGCGATGCGATGGCTAAGGGGAAAATTTCCGCTGAGGATTTCAACAAAGCGATCACGCAGCTCGGCTTCGACGAAGTCGCGATCGCGGCAGCTCAGTCGGCAACGACTTTCGAGGGCGCGTGGGGCAACTTAGAAGCCTCTCTCAATAAGGAATTGACCGGCTCGCTGCGCGAGGTCAAGAAGCCGATGACCGAGCTGATCAACGCGGTCGCGGATGGTCTTGTCCCGCAGCTGGGGGAGAAGCTTGCTCCTGCAGCGCAGAGCGCAGCAGGCTGGATCCAGCGTCTCGCGGATTCGGTCAAGAGCGGAGAGACCAATATTAAGAGCCTTAAAGGCCAGCTCGAGGCCGTTACAGGTGGCTTCGGCGCGATGCTCGCAGCTGGAGCTGGGTTGAAGAATTTCCAGCAGATCTCTGGATTCTTCGGTGGCCTCGACGGCGCACTGGGCAAAGCGTCTGGCTCTGTCGTCGATTTCGCTAAGGGACTCCCCGGAGCGGGCAAGTCTCTCGCCTCCCTCAAAAATCTTCCCGGTGAAGTGACCGGGGCTTTCGGTCAGATGTCCAAACGGGTCACGGCTGCGCGTTTTGAGCTGACGGGCGTGTCCGACGGTTTCTTCGGCACGCTTTTCGGTGGCACGCGCCTCGGCTCCGCGCTCTCGGCAGCTAATGGCAAGCTATCCTCCGGCATGGGCGTCCTCAAGGGAACTGTCTCGCAGTCGGCGGCTTTTGTGGGGCGCGGATTTGAGGGCGTAGCGGAGCGGATGGCTCCCGCGGTCTCGCGGATCGGTGGTGTCGCGTCGTCAATCGGCGGGAAGATTGTCGGCCCGCTCGCGCCGATTGGTGCGCGCGTGCGCGGCGCGTTCGCGCCTCTGGGCGCTGCTTTTGATGGCTTCGGCTCCAAGCTTTCTGGCCTCAGTTCCAAAATGTCGGGTCTCGGCTCGAAGGTCGGCGACTCTCTTGGGAAGATCGGCAGCGCTTTCGCTCCCGGCAGGATGCTCAAATTCCTCTCATTCGGCGGGCTCGCGGCTGCGGCTTTCGCGGGCATCGGTGCGATCGTCCAGCAGGGCGGTGTCGAGCTGGTCGCCCCGATCGGCAAGACTCTGCAGGGTCT